CGCCAATCTAAGCCGCGTTGTGCTTCTTCTTTCATTCCTTCTGTGGGTTCATAACTAGCCATCGCCGTCACTCACTTCTGGTTGCACTGGTGCTTTCTGACCAAACGGTTCAAATGCCATACTCAAACCATATCTTTCAGCCATTTCCTTGTCAGACTGTATTTGTGAAAATAGTTCTTCAACATCGCGTCCATAGTTTGCAGCAATATCATTCATGCTGATAATGCCATTTGATAAAGCTGTTACGTTTGCGTTGATTTCCCTTTGTGGATCAACCCAAGCAAATCCGCGTCCTCTAAAATGGATATTATCGCTGAACTTATCAAACTTGCTGATAGGAATAGGAATTTGTCCAAAAGTCAAAGCACTATCAAGCCAAGCACGAAAAACAGGTTCACAGAAATGCTGAATGATAAATGACTGCAATGTTTTATAATGATCGCGTTCTTCAATCGTACCTTGTCGAATAGAAGAATAAGAAACACCCTTCAGATCGTTTGATAAACTTGTATAACTAACATTCAAACCGGATGCGATACCGCGCAAAACTGCTTCTTCGAATGCTGCAAATGCAGATGTAGGATGTGCCGGATCAATCATCTTAAAGTCATGGCCACTAGGCAACTGATAGACAGAAGCCGGAGCCATATCAATCACCGGCACTTCATCTTCAGTCTGATCATCACCAATAAATTCATCGCCGTCCGGAGTTGTAATGATACCGAACTTGGCGGCTGCCGCTCTAGCCGCAATCAACTCAGCTTCACGATAGCCATGCAACATCTTGAGTGAAGCAATCGCCGGAGCCATAAACGGTTCACCACGGCTTTGATGTGTTCTCTGAGGGATAAATAAATGCAACATTTCCCTTGCCGGAACTCTTATATGCTTTCTCTCAACTTTGGTGCTAAAATTTAAGCTATCATTCGGATGGGCAGTAAGCACATAATACGCAACCGGCTTGTGAAACTCATCTATTTCCACACCCATCCGGATTGAGTTGCCATTATCAGCCTTGCCGTTCTTACCTTCATCAATCAGATCGCTTTCAATGAACTGCAAAGAAAAGCCGTCACGATAACGCCGGTTCTGCACGAACTTTACAAACACTTCCCCATCACGAGCCAAGGTTTCAGCGACATATCTTTGAGCATCTAGCCAAGACATTCGACCAGTTACGTCACAATTTCCCATTCTGCCCCATGACCGAAAAGCATTCTCTAATATGGTATTTCCGGCAGCATCAAGCGATCTATCATCATTCCTTGCTCTGACCTGGACAGTAAAACCCTTCTCACCAACAACATTAGTCTTGATTAGGTTCAGAAAGCGTTTTGCATATTCGTTATTTCTTGCCAAATCACGGCTTCTGTTTCTTAATACTGGCAAACTGTTTCGCAGTTCGCTATCAGCCGAAAAGCTAGAGCCAACGAAATCAGCAAACAATCTGCCTTGATTTGCTCCGGCATATTGTCTTAACCGTCTGCGGCTTCTCCTGTTTAGCCGTTCTTCAGGCTGTTCATTTCGGAAAGATAGGAAATCAAACAAACCCATATTAGAACCTCATAACAACAGTTGATGACGTTCTGCGTCCATGCTTTACGTCAAGTTTCCGTCTGTGCGCTTTTACTTCGCGCCTATAATTATCACGCCAAGTCAATAATTCTTCTGGTGACATCTTAGTTAATGATCGTCCTGCAATACTGTAACTAGACACATCTGCATCTGCACGGTTTTCCAATACAGCTTCTATCTTTTGCAGCATCTTTTCCGCATGAGTTCTCGGATCGACAGCATTAACGTCCAGATCAACCGTTACATCCAACTCACCTTGATCAAGGATAAGTCTATTGTTTGAACTGGTTTCAAGCACTTCGATCTGATAATGATAAAGTCCGGCTGTAAAAGCTGCGGTTGCATTACTACTAGCCGAAAACAAATAATCATCACCGCTGTTAGTCGCAGCAATACTAAACTCAACATTTGCGCCAGTTCCCGATCGGGCCATAAATGTCATCGAATGTGATGTATTCGGATAATCTGATGAGAATTGTGTTAGCTTAAATTGAACAAGATCACCGATAACAATGGCTCTTGGTACTTCCTTGGGTGCATTATCAGCGTCAAATAAATTTGCCATATGCTAATATCCTGTTACAAAATTATTTGGACGCGGTTTGAATGTGCGCCTCTTGGGAACTGCTTGACTTGATTTTACCTTATTTTTGCCCTGTTTTGCAAGGTGTTCAATGTTTAATCCCATTAATTCTAGTGCAGCCATCGCATAAACCCTGCAATCTAAGGCTTCGTTGCGTTGTCTGACCTTCACCCATTCCCTTTTTGGACGCCCTTTATAATACTTTGTCACCTTCTTTTCTGATGTCAGCATTCGGAAATATTCTTCATTGTGAGTGAATGGAAAGTGACAATATCCGGCTCCTTCTTCTGTGATTTTAAGTCTGGCAAAGATCAGTTCCTTGGCCGTGTCCGTTCCGACAGGGAATAAATTTATCTTGCCTATATTATTTCTGCTTGGCTTTCCGGCAATCGGCTTACCCTCGCCACCAATACCCTTGATAGCAAACACACGCTTTCCGGCTCTTTGCCGTGCATAATTATAAACTTGTTGCGTGTAGTGACCACCACTATCAACACAAGTTGATCTGATTATCATTTCACCCCTGATCGGATGCACAAACGTCTGACCAAGGACTTCATCTAATCTTTGCCATAATTCTGCACTAGACGGATCACCATAGATTTCATCATATTGAATTGACCAAGTTTCGTGACCGCTTCCAGTTCCTAATATCTCAAACGCAACTCGATCATCCTGAATGTCAACACCGGCTGTTAGTACAACTACACCTTCCGGAACATCATCCGGCCAATCTTCACGCCGTTCGAATAAATCATATTCGTCTATTCTTTCGCCTTGTTCTTCAAAGGTTTCACCTAAAGTTGTATTTATCCAGGTTCGCAATCGCATCGGATCACGCTTTGACGCCAAGAAATCACGAACAATGTCCTCTAGTGGTGTCCAAGGTGAATAAAGTGCCGAAAGATGAAAACCGGCAGTCTTGCCATCACCTTCAGCCGTTTTTCGCCATTCGCCATATCTAACAGCTTGAAACCGCTTTGCATCATTCCAAACCGATCCGCAACAATCGCAAATATATTCGGACGTTTGCGGCTTGCTGTCCGTCCATTGCACATTGCTCCACTTCAGTTCTTGATGTTCACCACAATCAGGACAAGGAACAAAGTATTTGCGTTGATCACTTTCTGCATAGGCATCTTCTATTCGTGATGCACCCTTTTCTGTCGGAGTGCTAACAAGAATGATCTTTCTGTTCCAGAATGTTGCAGATCGCTTTCTGGCTAATGCTACCGGATCACCTTCGGTTCCGGCAGATATTGGATACCTGTCAACCTCATCACAAAGAATAATCCGGCATGGCCTCGATGCGAGTGATGACGGAGAGTTTGCACCGCAAGCTGTAACATGACCACCGGCAAACACTTTATGCAAAGTTGTGTTTCCACTGTCTCTTGCTCTTGGATCGCCAATCTTCTCCGACAAAACTGGTGTGTCTCTTATAGCCGGAGCCAATCTATCCTTTGACCAAGTTTGCGCCATTTCTAATGTTGGCTGCACAACTAACATTGGTGCAGGGTCTTGATGGATGTGAAAGCCTACAACATTATTGATCAGTTCTGTTTTGCCGATCTGTGCAGCCGTCATTAATACAACATTCTCAATATCTGGATCGCTGATAGCATCCATCATGCCACGCTGATATTCTGCACGACTTGTTGACCACTTTCCGGCTTCGGCTGAACTTTCTGACGATAGTTCACGATATTGATCAGCCCACTTACTGACAGTCAACTTTGGTGGCGGCTTTAATGCCGTCCTGATTGCTTCCTCTAAACGCCGTTTAAGTTTGCGCTCTTGCCGCTTCTTTATTGTATCCGACCAGTTCATCTAATGCTTCAATTATTGCTTCTTCTATTATTTCTCTAACTTCTTTCACCGTTGCTGCTGCATGAGCTTCGGCTGCCACCTTAGTCGGAGCCGCCAGAAGTTTATTCCTTGCCTTGGTCAACTGTTGTTCAAACTGCTTTGCTACTTTTTCTATATAGACCAGATCACCACGCTCGACAGCATTTTCCATTTCCTTGGCATCAGCTTGTTCTTTTGCTAGTCGCGCTCTTTCTGCACCAAGTTCCAGATTGTTATTATTGTTACCGGCAAGATTGCGAATGTGCTTTAAATACTGCAAGCGAACAGCATCAACGTCATATTTACCTCGATCTTGCTTGTCTAAAACGCTTTCTTTTATTAGCCTAGACAGTACAGCTTGATCAATTCCAAGGTGACTTGCACAATCGCTAAGAGTTGCCATTATGAATATCTCTCATGTTGTTGACC